TAGATACTAGCATCTACAATGCGAAAAATACACTTACTTAGTGTATCCGGAATATCTAAAGCTAACTGATGTTTTTCCATGTGTGCAAAAATAAAAAGGGAGAGGAGAGTTTTGTGGCTCCCTCTCCCTTTTATGATTATTACTTATTTATTATCCTACTGTGTATGGAACTACACAAGCTTCAGGGCATGTAAATGGTTCAAGTTCAGTACAGCTTGAACCAGAATTAGCCAACCACAGAGCCATAAAGTTTTCAAAGTCATTAAGTTGTGTTACAGCAATAATTTCAAGCAAGTACTGATCATTATCAAAAGTACCAGTTGGGTTATTAAAGCGAGGAACACTGTGCTGAATGAAATATCTGTAGTATTGAGCATCACGGTCAATTGTGTTAGTCACATCATAACCTTGAGTAATCTCACGTATACGTAGATCAGTTCCAGTGTAAAATGGAGACTGAGAATATCCTTGTGAAAGAATAAGTTCACGTATTACATTTTCACCATAACCTGCTCCTTGAATTGGAACACACACATTAGATACACAAAGATTTGCAAACTCACATGGATCACCAGTATAATCTACTTCTGAAGCATAGATTTTAACAGGCTCAACGTGAGCAAGAACTGAATCATTTGGGTAGAAAGTGCAATCTCCAAAACGAGTGTCTACATAAGCACCTGTAATATACATACCTGCTTCAAGACCAGTTGCGCCAGCCACAGAAGTGTAAGTATTCCAAGGAGCTAAAGGATCATTAACGTTATCCTTAGTCATTATAGGATAATCACCATCAACAACAGCTGTATTAGTTGTATCAAATATAGTAATGTTGATAAACGCCTGAATCAAAGGACTGTTAAGCAATTGCTTAGCCCATAGGATATATACTGTAGTTGGATCTACTGGAGTAGGTGCAAGTGCGCCTGCATCACAACAACCAGTATAAGCATCAGCAGTAAAATATGAGTTACGGCTAAGGAAACGCAATACTGGAGAACCTTTCAAATCTACACGTAGGTAGTAAGTTTCTCCACAAAGGAAATCTTTTTGAGTAACTCCAGGAATTACACATTCCAATTCAACACCTTCCTGAATAGTCCAAGGCGTTGTGCCAATAGAGATAGTCTGATTTTGTGGTGTACATGGATCTACACGATAAAAACGACTGATGTACTTAGGGTTGATAATTTTAGATTTATCAGTCTCCTTATATCCACCGTGAAAAGGTCCAATTTTATCATTCTGATAAATTGAACCTGCTACAAGAACTAGTGGACATTTTTCATCGGTAGGGCCGTCAACATCAGCTACAAGCCATGTCTCAGGATTAACAAAAGTAAAATCTCCTTTTGCCAAATCGGTGGTCTTAGCACCTACACCAGTGTAAAAACCACTGGTTCCAACAAACACCTTATTAAAGGCGTGATTAAAATATGCCATTTTTTTAAATTTTAAAGGTTACAAACAATTATACTTTAATATATGAAAACTTTCTATAGCTTCCAAATTTTTACAAATAATCTTTCATCTCATGGTCCAAAAGACGCATTGCAATCTTGTCCTCACCAAATGCATTAAGCTGGTCAATCCAGTTTTGCATCTTGTTATGCTCTTCTACTTGTTCTTTTAAGAACTTAAGAGCTAATTCATATAGCATGTGATCTCCTTTCTTAAAGGAATCATCTGCCAAATCTTTAATCTGTTTAGTAATATCAATCTCATGCTCATATGAGTCTTTGATAATCTGTGGTAATCCAGAGAAAGTTTCTCCGGGCTGATCTAGCTTTGGAGTACTTGGCTGAACACCCATTGACAATATATAGGTTCTAGACCAATCTGCATGGGCAAGCTCTTCATTAGAGTAGTTCTTCCACAGTTTAGCTGCATTTACATAGCCGTTATTATCAAGCCACATAGACATTGCTAAATACATTCTAGAAGAAAACTCTTCTTGTTGAATGCGGTAGTTAAGGTAACTAAGACATTCATTAGAAAGAAGGATGTTCTTTCCAGCAACAGAATTAGATTTTAGAGGTCTTTTTATAGTGTCCATTATTATGTGTTAGTTTCTGAAGATTGAGATGTTCTTGATTGTTGACTAAAGGATTCAATATCACCCGCCATAATGGAAGCTGCAGAGTCAATTAGTATCTCAGTAATATCATCTCTAAATTCACATGAAATATCTGTTGCTGCAACTAGTCCTGTATAAGGATCTCCACAACCAATAATTTGAATGTTTATAGGTTTTCTATAATAAAGAAGAGTTATAGAACTAACGGTAAAGTCAGAATTTGTATAGACTCTTATTCTATTATTTACTATTGTGCAGAAAGTTTCTCCCCACTCAAAGTTAGGTTGGCGCAGCTCATCTCTTTGAAGAATACTACTATTAGCCTCTTCAACAAGATAAACAATCATTTTTTTAGGTTCTGTGCAGCAATTGTCTTTAGTTGCTTCAATATCTATTTTATGAAACTCAAGATAATTACTAGGTAATGGTTCAGTTTCATAATAGGCACCTGCATTAATTGATGTAAAAAGAACCGGTGTTAAAAGATTCTGTAGGTCATCTACTTTCCTTACTGTTTGTTCAGCACCCTCTTGAGACATATTACGGCCCATAATTTGTCTACGGACCCACTCAATTTGAGCTTTATTAAAAGCCTCAATAATTTGCCAGCACTCAAGATTTTCATAATCCTGGCTGTCAAGTTTATTGAGTCTTTGCTTAATTTTAAGCTGTAGTGTGCTGTTTAACATATAAGATTAATTAACAACCTTTTCTACCGCATTTACCACGGTTTTTAAATGCTTTCTGACCTCTAGCTTGATGTGCTTTATAGTTATAGCCTTTTGGTTTTTTAGGCTTAGGCCCTGACATATCCATATTACCATACCCTGAAACTGGTTCAGGCATAGAGGTAGACACATCAGAGGACATCATACCAGAATACAATCCTCCCATTTCCATAGGAGTTAATTTTTTTGTTGTTGCCATTACTTACCTTTTTTTGTAGAGCCTCTTTTAGCTGCTGGAGACACACTTGCCTTCTGGCTTTTAGTTGTCCCAACGCCATTGCTTCCAGCTTTTTTCTGAACAGCAGCTTTAGCACTTTTAGTGTGACCTACACCGTTTGAACCAGCAACTTTCTGTACTGGTTGGTTACCGTTAAGTCTTACATAGACACCGCCTGAATTTTTCATTTTATATATATTTTAAGATTATTTGTTTTTAGCCATTTTCTTAAATGTCATAGCCAATGCTTTCCTCTTAGGAGTACAAGTAGATTTAGTCATGGGAGTGCAGTAACCTTTGTGTTTAGGATTAACTGCCTTCTGAATCCATTTCTTATCTTTCTTCTCAGCCATGTTATTTCTTTTTAGAAGATCCCCCTTTTTTAAAAAGTTCAATTTTATTAGCAGATTTATTTTTAGGATTAGTAACTCTTTTTTCAGTATCAATCCATTCTTTTTGTATCTGCTCTAAACTTTTCCTATTTTTAGGATTTGTTGCTTTTTTTTCTGCCGCATTCCATGCATCTTGGATTTCTTTCCAAGATGGAAAAGTTTTAGACTTAGTATTTGGTTTAGACATTGTCTTACCATACTGAGCTTTCTGTAACTTCTTTGCCATGTTACTTCTTCTTTTTTACAGAACCACCTTTCTTCATAGAGTTTGCTTTAGCTTTAAGGGCTTTTGCTTTATCTTCAAGAATCATAGCTCTATCAAGTTTTCTGTCAATATACACAGGCGCATTAGTTGTAGTTGATGGTTTAGCTTTGTCAGCAGCAATAGCAGCTTGAGCTTTGTTGTAGTTCTTTTGCGCTCTACCCATTACTCTTTCAGCACGGGCATTCAACCTTTCTTTTTTAGCCATTATTTTTTCTTTTTAATAGTTTTAGGTTCAGCATATCCTCCCATTTTTTTCTTAGGTGGTACTGCAGGAAATTTAGCTTTTTTCATTTCTTTTTCCATTGCAGCTTTGAATTTTTTCAAGGCTTCCTCTTTCTCTTTAGGAGTTGCTGGTTTTAAAGGACCTACAGCAATCTTAGCAGGATTCATAAGTGGCTTTTTAGGAGTACCGCCCTTTTGATATTTTTTCATTATATGTAAATTTTATCAATTAACATTTCCGTTTTCTAAGTGACTTATTGATTCTGCTATCAGAATCATTTCTTTTTAGAATTTATAGTACCACCTGTTTTTTTAATAACTCCTCTGCCTTTAAGAATATCAGCACGAGTTACTTTACCATCCCCTGTAAGGTCTGGAAATTTAGATCCACCAGATTTATACTTCATGGATCCGCCACATTTCATACATTTCTTTGCCATAGTATTACTAATTTACATTAACATTTCCATTTACGCAAGGATTTATTTATCCTACTATTAGGATCATTAGCAGTTTTGCTAGAAGTTAACTTCTTCTTCATGCCAGACATCCTAGCACAAAATGATTTTTTCCTAGGCCCACCTTCAGGTTGCGGTGCTTTTAAATCTGAACCAGGGTTCTGTCTTTCATAAGACTTCCTTCCTTTTTCATTAAGTCCCCCACTAGGAGACTTACCTGATTTCTTTTGCCATGCCGGTGTCTTTGCCATAGTTATTTATTGTATACACGAATTTCTAAACTAGTAGTAAGAACAATACCCATTTGATTATTAACTGGAACATCACCATCTTGTCTTGTAATAATCTCAATAGTATTAGGACTATCAACATAAGCATTTAGTAGTACTACAGTATCATTTAAAGCTGAACCAGATGGTGTAATAAATACTTCTACTTTCTCACCAGTGATTGTAGTAGTTAGGTCACTAAACAAATTTCTGTTTAATGTACCTACATATGAACCATCACTAGAATAAGAGTATTCTATAGTAACTCCTAAAGTGTTTTCTACAACAGTAGCTACAGGAGGATTTTCATCAATTTGAACTAAAAGTGCTCTATAGGTTCTGTAACCTAATACAGCTGGTTTAAAGTTAGCCAAAGTGGAACTTAGATAATTCCAAACATAATTGAGTTTTGCCATTACTTTTTAGTTTTAGCTTTAATCTTTTTTTCTTGTTTAAGCATTTCTGTGGTAGGTTTCTTTCCAGAACCTTTATTAGCACGGATGTTATCCCATAGTCCACGTTGGGAGTATGAGCCATCAGCACGCTTTATCATCTTTTTACTGCTTCCAGTCCCCTTTGTCGCCATTTTTTCCAGTATTAGATTCTGTAGCATCAGCAACAGAAGACAAGGATCCACTAACAGTTTTAGTGGATGCCTTGTTTCCGCGCATATTATTTTCCTCTTCAGGATTTACTAGTTTATTCATTCCAGTATTTTTCAACACGAGTCATCAAATCTTTTAGAATCTCATCATTTAGAGGATTCTTTAAGAACTCAACAACATCAGAAGGGTTTCTACCTAGCATTGTATTTGAGTTCATGTGATAAATAAAACCATCACTTTTTAGAGCAACAAATTTATAGTATGTAGAATCTTTAACAATAGCTCTGATTTTTAGAGTTTCCATATCCAAGGCTGCTGCATCCAAGAAAGACTGAGCTGCACGTTGGCCATTTTTCTCTGAACCCTCACCATTAATAAATACGTCCATGTTATCATAGAGCACATCATTAGGTGTTGATTTCTTATACTGAGCACTGTTGATTTCTACAACCTTTGCTACATACATTAACTTAGTCTGAGCTTTATCAAACATTTTTTGAAGTTCTGCAAGAGCTTTGTTTCTAAGTTTCTTAGATTCTGTACGGGTTGTAGCAGTTTTCTCAAACTTATCAAGAAAGAATTTTACAGGTGTTGGGCGTGATCTAGCATCTTCATAGCTCTTAGCTACAATAGAGAATCCACCAGCCTCAATAGCATAAAGTTTAATGCGGTCATAAGGATCTTTTACTGGATCAAAATATAAAGGTGTGTTACCACAACGCAGTGTAATCCTATTCCAGAACTCATCATTATCAGGACGGAGCATTTTAACTTTATTCCAAAACTCAGGGTCAGCTGGATCAATAACATTAGCAGCTAGTTCTTTTTCAAGTTCTGAAACTGCATTGCGTATATCTTTAATTTTAGCTGCTCTGTATTCTGGATCAGGAATCATTTTAACTTCAGGAGCAAATTCATTTAGTCCTGTAATATATCTTTTGATTCCGTTAGCCTCAATACAAGCTAATTGTTCTTCATGAAATACGTTTTCATATAATGAAAGACCGTATTGCTCAAGACCCATATTAGATTGCTTAGGATCAAAAAAAGGTTTAATTGCAATTGGTCCGCTTTTAGGACCAGCTGCTTCTATAATTGTTAATGTACTCATTTTGTGTTGGTTTTAAAAGTCAAATATAACTAAAATTTAGAAACTATAAATCTCATAGTTAATATACAATTTTCCTGTGAATTGTCCAGCTCCGGCAGCCTCATTGCTTACATTAAATAAGCTAAATCCTGCACCTTGAGGTGAAGCACCTGTTGCTACTAAATAAGGAACAAAAAGATCATCAACTCCAGGGCTATAGTAAACAGTAGTTTGTATATAAACTCTATCCGGATTTGCATAATTAAGTCTTGGGTTAAGGATATCAAGTGTTACTGAACTTGCACAACCTGGCTCTGGAGCAGGGCCAACATTTGTATCAAGATTAGTAAGCTCTATAATTCCTTTTAACGCTCTTACTTGTATTTGAAATCCATTATCTAGATCATGCTCATAAAAAATTGTTTTCTCAATCTTTTGATTAGCAAGCTGATAATTATTTTCTATCGGTGTATTAAATTCATTCATCTGTTTTTAAGTTTAAAAATTAATAAAAAAAGGGAGGAGTTGTGGCTCCTCCCCTTTCTATGATTCTTTAGAATGATCCGCCAGTGATTGGGTTTCTCATTACAATTTTCAATACTTTGGTTGGGTCTTTTACCCAGATAGATGGCATTGTTTGAGTCATCATGACACGGTATCCATTGAATTGACCAGAAGACTGGAATCCTTGTGTACGTCCCATGTAGTCCATTGTACCATTTTGGTACCACCATTTCAATTGATTATCCCAAGACAATTTCAACAAGAAGATGTTATCATTTGTATTGTCAGTGATATCAAAAATGATGAAGTTATAAGATGACAATGGGAAACCATCAATGATTGGGTTTTCAATGTCATTGGTGTGTACGTTGTCAAAAGCTGGGTTCAACACAAACTTCACGTTAGCCAAGAATGGGATAACATATGAAGTGAATGCAAATCCAAAGTTCAAGTCCATACCTTTACCAGAGATAGCACCAACACCATTGTTTTCAGCTGCCTGAATAACAAGACCTGAGTTAACAGCTTCACGTTTGATAGCCTCATTAACCATACGCATACCACCCATACCAGTTTGAACAATCAACTGACGCTTAGGATCTGGACCTTTGAACTCAACCTTACCTGCGTAGAAGTTGTAGATCTCAGAACGGAACATGTCAAGATTGAAACCTGATTTGTTGTATACACGCTTAAATGAGTTATCAAGCTGCTTCCAAAGACCCACAGACAAGCGGATATCATCTGGACCATCTTGACGTACTTTACCACCTTGTCCCCACATCAAGTAAGTCTCAATGTCAGTAGCTACTTTACTCAAGTGAGCTGCTTCCATTGTAGTCAAGAATGTGCGGCTAAGTGTACCATTAGACATAGCACGTTTAACATAATCCTTACCCATACGGCTTACCATGTTTTCAAGGTTAGCTACAGCAGGATCCATGTTTTGGTCAAAGTTGCGCCAAATTTCAGTTACTGGAACTGTACCATCTGCATTCAAACCACCTTTGATCATAAGATCAGCACGGCTAGAAATAGAATAGTGTACGTGTGCTTCAGCACCACCAACAAAGTTGTAGAACTCGCGGTATCCAGACTGGATTTGAATATCAGAGAAGCGCTCACCATATTCTCCACGGGCAGAACCCTTACGGAAAACTTTGGTTCCAGAAGCTAAAAACTTGTTTTCCAAGAATTTAGAACTGTCGTTGTTTACAAGCTGCACAGTATATACAAACCCGTCACCTAGAGGAAGGATATCCTGGTCAGGTACAATGTACATCTCCACACCGTTGTACTTATCATATGTGATAATATCTCCATGACCAAACTCTCTACGTGAAAGTTTAATCTTGAAAGTAGTACCATCAATACCCTTAGTCTCATTAGAAGACTCAATGTCTTCAACAATATAAGGAAGATCTTGCACAACGGGAGTTTGCCATTTGTACTCACCGCGAGGGTTGTCTACCATGATTACATTCTTGCCACCAAAGCTAGACATTTGATACAAAGGCATCTCTACTTTTTGAGCCATTGCCCACAAATCCACTGGACCCATATCCATTGGTTCTGCAGTTTTCAACATGTTAACTAAGTGGTAAGAGTCTACGTGTGAACTAGCTGCGTAGTTGGTATCTCGTAGAAATATACCATTATTTAAAACTGGAGTTGACATAATTTAATTTTGAATTATGATTAAAAGGTTATCGTTTGAAAAAATTACTATTTCTAGGTATTGTTCTTTGTCTTACTTCTTCTTTTTCTATAATAGGAGAAGCAGTTGTTTTTCTTGTTTCTTCTGTCTTCAACATCTTAACTGTTTTCTCTGTACTTGTCTTGCTTCCTTGCTCACGGATCTTTGTTTTATAAGACTCCGGATCAGCAAGTAGCCAAAGAGCTTCAGCAATCAAGTCATGTCTTGGTTGTACGTATTGGTATTTCTCCAATAAGTGACCAAGCATATTTGTAGGTCTACCACTAATACTAGGGTAGTTTGGTTGAACTAGTCCTGCATACAACATTTCTTGTGTTCTGCGGTCAAGTTTCACACCATTGATTTCACCTGGCTTAAGAGTTTCATAAACATTGCTCATATACTTTTGAGCTTGAGCAGCTTGTTTACGTCTCATATCTTCTTGCTGTGCTAGCTTTTGTTGTACAACTCTTGCTTGCATAGCATCCAATTTTGGTTTGAACTTATTAGCTTTAGCTTCTAGTTCATCTCTATCTTTCCAGCTATCAATTTCTTCATCAATTTCATCAGGAGTACCAAAGTTTGTTGCCAATAGGTATTCACGGACAATTCTTTCTTGATCTGAAGATACTTCAGGATCTAGCTGCATAGTTTCTTCAACTTGTGCTAGAACCTTAAATAATCCTTTCAGGTCTTGTCCACCATCAGCTACATACTTAGCAGCTACTTGAAGCTCTTCAGGAAGTGCTTGGAAAAATTCTTGTGGCGTAGACTCTCTAACTTGATTCTCTCTTTCAGCAAAGTTTGCTTCAATAAGTTCTTCAAAGTCAGCTAGACTATAATCTTCAATTGCTTTATCATCATCAAATGGTACAATTTTACCAGAGTCAATTAATTTCTTAACTAACTCTACTGTACCATCTTTAGCAATTTTAGATCTGCCAGGTGATTTCTTTTGATCATCTTGTTCAATGATAGCATCTGATCCTAGTGATGCATCGTCAGGATTAATATCCTTTAGTACATCTGCAAACTGAGGTGTTTGCTTTTTAGAATCATCATCACTATTATCTTCAGATGATGGATTGTCAAGGAACGCTGTATCTAGTTTATTTGTAGAAAACACTGAAGGCTTTTTATCTTCTGGAAGCATGATGTTATCAGCTCCTGGTGTTCCTAGTAACGTGTCTAGATCTATATCAACTTGTTCAACCGTAGTTGTTTCTTGTGTTTGACCACTCATGTTTGTAAAATATTGTTGGTTTATAAAATATCTACACTAATAATATAGACAAAAGTAGAATAATAAACTTTAAAAATTTTTTGCTCTAACTAAATAAAGCGCATCTTATAGCTACTTCTTCTTTTTTGCCTCTCTATCTTTAGCGCCTCTAGCTAAATCATATTTGTTTTTATTCTCTTTTGCTATCTCAAGTTGCTTTGCAGCAATTTCTTTTTGAGCCGCTATCTTTTCTCTTTCTACCATTAGCTTCTCTCTTGTTTGAGTAGCCTTAGCAGTTTCCTTTTGTCTATTCATATCCATTGTTTGTGCATACTGCTCACTCTTTTGGATATTCTGAAGAGAGTCTTGGAAGTCAGATAGTTTATTTTCATTAAGATCTTGCATAGAACCATAACCAGAAGCTTTGATTTCAGCTTCAAGGATTCTAGCCTGACGGTCTTTTTCATTTTCAGAAGACTCAAATTCCATTTTCATGCGCTCTTCTTCAGCTCTAGCTTGAAGAGCTTGCTCTTGCATTGCTTGTTGCTGTTGCATTTCTTCTTTACGGACTTGCTCAGCTTTAGCTTCTGTAGCTTTAAGAATATGAGATACCTCTACAATAGAATCAGATTTAAGAATATTACCTAAGTCATAAATACTCGCACCACTTGTATTATTGTTTAGAGCCAACTGCTTGAGTTGTTCTAGAATAGCACGCTGGTTTGCTCTAGTATTAGCAAAGATGTTAAGCTCACGCATCAAGAAGTCAGTACCATTTATCTCAAAATTCTTTCTTTCATCAAGAGTTGTGATGTAAGAAAGTCTTGTTGAAGGATTGTTTGAGTGGTAGTACTGAGCCAGGTCTGTTCTCATTTGGTGTACTCTAGGCATCAAATAGTCACAGTGGTGAATGAAGTACATCTCTGTTTGAGCATAACTAGCATTAATTGATTGCTCAATACCGGTTGCTGTTTGTCTAGAGATCTCTTGACCCAAGCGTTGTGGAGTAATACCAATAACTTCAAAGGCTTGTTGCTTAAAGTATTGGGCCAACTGAATCCTTGATAGAAGACGCTCTGTTTGACTCAAGTCCAATTTTTGGAAATGATTAAAGTTCAAAGCATTTTCTGTGTTAGTAATAGTAGTATCAAGAGGAAGTATTTGGAAGTTCTTCATAGCCACATATGCTTTAGCATAGTTACCTTTTCCCCAATCTTCTCCTAATGAGTGACGTGGTAATGAGTTCTGGTCAAGTGCTATGACAGTACCTAATTCATCCACAAGGATATCTGCAATCTGATTGTTTACAATATTATAAGCAATCTGAAAAGGTTTCATCAAATCTACTAATGATGTAGATCTTGTATTACGGTCTGAGAATACAGAACCTTCTACTGGCAATTTACATCCATACAAGGAATCATCTCCCTTGAACTGGAACTTCATAGGACCAATGTTGTTTTGATTAACGCCTAAATAAATAGGTGTAATACCACCAGGGTTATTAGAACCCCAGAAAGCAGGTCTATTTGGACCAATCTTTACACCACCCCATACTTGGTTAATCCAGATCCAGTCAATATGTTCTCCAAATACAAGAGTGTGTTTACTTTTGTTTTCTATAAGGCCTTTATTATAAACAGGCTTTTCAGTTATTTTATAAGTCTCATCTACTATTTCTGTAATAACATCACCAGATTCAGTAATCTTTGTCAAGTGACCAACCTTACGTTGAGATTTCCAATATACAGTAGTGACTCTCAATAAGTTAGACATACCCATATCAAGGTAATCTTCACCTTCCATCATGATCCAGTTAACAACGTCACCTCCATATTGAGCATTATCCCACATAGAAGTAAACTGTCTGTAACCAAGAGAAGGCATATTAGTGTTCCAAGCATGAGACTTAGTACCATCATAGTAGCTACCATCATTCTGATAACCCTGAATAGGATAACCGGCAGATCTTACAGGATAAATAAGTTCTAGGGTGACCATTTGTTCTTCAGTCATTGCCCAACCATATTTATCAATTACATCCGCTACTGTCATCATATCAAACTTACCTACCCAGTGACCTTCAGAAATATATCTTTGGTCTGGTGATTTTTGATAAAATGTCAATACCGGATTCCATAGTTCTACATCATAATCATCTTCCATCATGCGGAAGTGCCAGAATTCACGGTCAGTAATAAGCATATCACGGAAACCTCTTTCTTCAAGTTCTTCTATATGATATCTCTCAACATCAACTCTGTGCTGATGCTCAGCCCATTGCTCAACCATACTTCTATAATCCTTCTGAAAGTATGCTTCAATTTCAGGTAGAGACTTTATGCTCTCAGGAGACATGCCTTGCTGAAACTCTTCTGACTCAGGTTCATACCCTGCTTCAATGAGGTTCATTGCCATTTTTTGTTGAGCATCAAATACAAGAGCTTGTTCTACTTGAGATCTTTTTAACTCAAGCATTTCATTATATGAGCGCTCATCTACAGCAGAGTAAACAACTCTAGTTGATCTCTTAGCAAATTCTGCTGTAAGAGTGTTTATAACATTAGGAATAATAGGATAGAACTTAAGCTCAAGAGCAGAAGTGTCTTCCTTTGTCAATGTATCAATCAAGTCTGCATACTCATTGTCTTCTTCAACAATGTAGTCAGACTTGTCAATAATACCTTTAGCAAGTTTATAGTTTTTGAGAAGTCTTCTAGCATTACGTCTTACTTGCTTAAGACCTTGCCACTCCATCCAGTCTAGACACCATGCCGCCCAGTCTTTATCCTTTTCAGATCTAGGTAAAAATTGAAGAGGTTGGTTAAGGCTGCCCATTTTATTGTACTCAACCTTAGCCCCATTCTTCATCTGTAAGGCATTATATATTTCCATTTTATCTTAAATTTTTAAAAGGATTTCTCTTCAAATTTTTACCTAAGGTACTACTATTTCCTCCTCCGATATGTCTAAAAGGACTTATAGTCAATTTACTAAATTTTTTGTTACTATTCAAGTTTTTAGCTAGATCTGTTTCTTCATACTTCTTTTTATACCCTCTGTTTGCCTGTTGAACTTTAGCAAAAGCAATTAAAGCTGCAAAGGATACCAGTCTATCCACGTTGACTCCATCTCTATACTCAAGCATTTCTTTTAAAAGCATAGGGTCTGGGATTCTTTCTACACCATACTTTGTTCTTACAATCTTGCCATCATCAGTAACTTCATGATCTAGTTCTTCTTCTAAAAAGGCAATAGCATAACTAAGCATGTGAGCTTTAAACAGTGTGCCGGTGTTTCTCCATCCATACTCTTGGTATACACTAGCATTAGCACCAATATCTTTTAAGAACATTATCTGAGTTCTTGGTACAAGATACTTTTGCTTGCGCTGAGCTATCATGTACTGGATAAATAAAGAAACGTTGTTTTCTACAATAGTCCATGCATTATACCACTCTATTATTAGAGCTAATCTCTCATGTGTTTTATTAATATCATCAAAGCGGCCACACCAAGCAGCTACAATCTTATCCTGTTCTATATAAGTAGTTATCTCAGAACCATTATTTTTAGTAACTTCTACTGCTGTTTTATAGACATATATAGAACATAAGGAGTCAGAAGTAGTAGTCTTTCCTTCTGACACAGGGTCAATAGATGCATAATAAGTTCCAAATTCAGGATCCTTTTCTGGCCTCTCCCATACTACCAAGGTACCTGTTTTATCTTCAGTGTTCTTGGTTACTGGAAACTCCATTATAGGAAGTTTGTTTGTAGGCTCTACAAGTATTTCTCCTCTAGCATCTCTACCAATATCTAGAAACTCATAAGGATATGCCTTTTCTTCAATCCTTTGATTCTGTGCAGAAACCAGATGTGGAGGAAATAAAGACACAGATCTAAATGCAAAAGCCTCTTCAATATTTCTAGGGTGCTGAGAAATGCGGAGTTGGTATTCCTGCGGATTAAGATCTCTTTTCCATTGTGCAAATTGCTCATCTAAAGCTGCTAGAGCTTCTTCTACTTTTGAATTACCAAACTTATCTACATAAGGTGGCATAGACCACTGCTCAGGAATGAATAGACCACTCATCCCTATAGTGTTATTTTTATCTATCAGGTTAGTTTCTACAGAGTATATACCATTAGCATCAGGGCTAAGAATTAGTCTTTTTAATGGCTCACATTGACTAAGATCACCCACAGAACCAGCTGCTATAAAAGTACCAGTAGTAATCATACCTGATCTCATGGCAGGTCTTAGATACTCATAAGTCTGATTCATAGTAGGGGCAATACCAGCCTCTTCATAGAAGAAGTACTTAGTAGGACCACCGACAGCATTTGTAGGACTCTTATCAAAGGAAATAGCTTGGAGTACACCTTTAAGACCTACTTCAGACTTTCTCTTTTGGCCACCTATGTAATTAACAATCTCAATCTTCTGTTGCCAGAACATTGCTTTGTTAGGATTCATAGGTCTATACCATGCAGTATGTTTATTTAAAAAGGCTTCATACTCTGCAAGGAACTTCCAACTGCCTTTCTCATTAACAAAGTCTTTTAGACTAGCTCCCATCTTTAGTGTGATACCCTCTTCAAACCATATCTGGTTTATGAGTTTACCACAGTGAAAGTATGATGATGCAATCTGACGTTTCTTTAGAATAGCTGCATGAGCATAATTAAGCTCAGCTAGGATCTCATATAGAGCCATATGATACTGAGCATCTCTGACATCAGCAAAACCAAACTTCTGAATCTCTTTGTTAAAGATAGGTAAGAAGTTTAGCCACATATAATAGTCTCTAGTAAGATACCAGGTATCATTACCACTATGATAAAGTACTCCTTTTCTACACTTTTCTTTTTCTGTGTCCCAATACTTTATGTAGTCCTTAGTACCCTGAGGAGCTAAACAGTACAAGTTATTAACATTAAATAACCTTGCTTGTTCATTAAATAATTGGGATGTTTCATTGAAATTATATTTCCCAGGTTCTTTGAATATAGACTTTAAAAAGCCGGCAAAATCTTCCCGGCTTTCAAAGTCAGTATAAGTCCACTCACCGTTTTT